GAACCAGAGTCAACGATAGAAGAGTCATCGTCCGTATCGCTTACGCCAGACAGACCAGAAGGACCGCCAGACTGAGATACAGAAGAGTCGCCTGAGAACGGAGTGATTGCTTCGTTGAACAATGCTTCGTCACCAGTCGTTGCACCACCACGAGTAGTCTTGTAGTTGCTCTTCATAGCGAAGATCAGACCAGTAGGACCAGTCATGGGCTGAACGCCTGCGAGATCGTAAGCCATGAGGTTAGGCATAGCGCGACGAACCAGAGCGATCAGTACGGGGTTCCAGTTAGCACCAGTTACGCCAGCCGCGGCGCCAGTTGCGCTGAAGTTGGTGTTAGTGGGTGCTTCGTTAATGATTCCGGCTTCTTCACGGAATGCTTGCTCTTGGTTCTCAAGAACAGCCGCCGTTACAGCCTTACGGTGATGATCTTGGATCTCACCAGCAGACGTTTCCTCGAGAACTGGGCTCCACTTCTCGATGAGTTTGTCATAAGATACTTGAACAGTCATCTTAGTACTCCTTACTTATTAGATTTTTTGATGGCGGAAAGGTACATGTCCATCACAGAAGAAACTTCTTGTGTGCTTGTACCCCAGTCTTCAACAATCTCTTCTTCAGTCGCAGAAACTTCCTTCTTAAAGTAAGACTCCTTAACAGTCTTAACCTTCTGAGAGAAAGAATCTTCGTCTTCGAAATCAAGAGAATCTACCAAAGACTTTAGCTTTTCTACTTGAGTCTCAGCGAGATCACGAGAGGCTTCACGAATGATTGCCTCACGCTGATAAGTCTCAACGCGCTCAGACATTTCAAGCATTGATGCAGTTTGAGTGTTAAGCTTTTCTTCAAGCTCTTCAACAGACTGCGCGAGTTCATCAACTAGGTCAACTTTAGACTCAGGAACTTCGATGTAAGACTCAAGGAACAGATCCTTCAGTTTGCCCATGAAATCTTCAGCGATTTCAGTGCGCAAGCCAGTCTCAACAGCGAGTTTGTTTTCCTGCATCCAGTTCTCAACAACGTAGTTGAGGTAGCTATCAACCTTCTCAACGAGGTCGGTGCGAGTAGCATCGAGTTCTTCGTCAAGTCGAGTTTGATATTCATCTTCTAAGCGTTCGATTTCCTCGGACAGCTTAGAACGAATAGCAGTTTCAAAGATCACAGCAGTTTTCGCTTTAAACTCATCAGACAAAGTTGCTTCGCTTTCTACAAGAGAGTCGAGTTCATCGGTGTACGAAAATTCGGGCAATTCAATTGCTTCGCCATCTTCGTCCACTTCAACACCTTCCATCTTGCTGTACACAGCATGAAGGTCTGCTTTTTTCATTGCAGACAGTTTGCCGTACATAGCGTTTAGCATTCCTGCTTTGGTCTTAGGCATCGGATCCTGCTTAGATTGATCCCCTTTACGAGCGGGAGCCTTCTTAACAGGAGCGTCAGTCTTATCTACAGACGCAATAGATTCGTCTTCTGTACCAACAGGCATCTTCTGAGCACTTGCTTCCTCGATTTGGTTGTCCTCATCGATAGGAAGCTCAACATTTTGGTCTAGATCAGACATATGTTTTACTCCTTAAAGTTTGATTTGAGCAACGAGAGGAAATTTTTGTACTCACGAACTTGCGTCTCATAGAGATGCTTTGTCGGAGCCGATTTAATTTCAGTCTCCATTTTTTCAATTTCTTGTGCTTGAATAACACCGTTTTCCCAAACCCACTCGACGCCTTCCATAATACCATTAACGAAGGCTGCCGGCGCAGACGGATCTTGTACGATATCGACAGTATTTAAAATAAAGTCTTCTCGTACGTACATAGTGCCATTCTTTTGCTCAAGACTACCCATGCCACGAGTTGACACGCCTAGTTGAACGCCACCATCAAGCAATCCCTTAACGATCTTGCCCATTGGAGTATCCAATATTTGTGCCTTTCCTACCACATCATTGCCTTCGAATCGAAGATCAGTGATGAGGTGAGAAACTTTATCCAAGTTAACAGTAGGACCTTCGGGATGATTCAGTTCACCCACAGCCCGCTTCTTGTTAACTTGTGTATCAACGTACGTTTTTACAGCTTTTTCCATAATGGGTCGAGGGTAAACACGTCCGTTTCTATTTTTCTGTTCTGCTTGCGCGAAGATACCTTCAATCATATAAGACTTTTCTCCGCTCTCGTTCTTCTCAACAAGACACGTCAAATCGTTTTCATGATATTCGGTAATAAGTTTCATTTACATTTCCTTAGCGAAAGCTACACCCATCTTCTCAGCTTCTTTCTGAGAACGATAAGTGTCTAGTTTGTCACCGTCAATATAGACAGTGAATCCTTTTTTATCTTTGTGAATCATCACCGTGTGGCGATTCACTTTCTTATCGAAGACATGCTCACCTGCTGGCATTTTTTTCTTCGCTTCGCGGATGCTCTTAAACGTCTTCATAAGTTTTCCAGTTTTATCAGAAACATATTCCATTCGCCTGAGATTTTGATTCTTCGTTCGGCTGTCTTGGTCAACCAAGCCCATTGCTCTTTTGACCAGTTGCCGTCTGACTCAACAATAATCGCACGTTTTGCGTATGGTTTAAATTTCTTCAACACCTCTTCTGTTCTGTGATGTGTATCCGCTTGATACACAGGAAAAAACCTATCTAAAATAACATGATCAAAATACGTTTTACAATTGCGTATTTCAAAATCATCACTTAAAATGTCATTACATCTGTAACTGATTTGAATGCCAAGCATGTCTCGTATCTTTTCACAGCACTCATATTGATAATCCCATTCGCATGAACTGATCGTCAACTGTTCGTGGTTCAATTTATTAGCATACTCTAAATGACCACATGCTGTTCCCATGTTCAAAAACGCTTCGGACTTTCCGACGTATTCTATGATACTTCTTACGATCATCTCTTTTAATTTGAGTTGATCTACATGTCCTCTTGCATTCATATATTGGACTGTGCTAAAATTGGCAGGCTTATCAATGTATCTGCCTTTGTTTCCCATCACTTCATAGAGATGGGCGTTAGCAACTTTTTCCAATAATTTAATTACTTTATCAGTTACCTTTGACATTTTGTCTCGTGTTATTTATTTATAAAATAATGATTTTTAAACAGGCGCAACGAGGTCTTCCTCGTCATCGTCTTCCACTTCAAGTTCTTCCTCATCATCGATTTCTAAGTCTAAATCGTCGAGACTAACTTCTTCGTCATCAAGTTCTAATTCAGGCTCTTCTACTTCTTCAGCCTCCTCTGACTCCTCTGGCTCTTGACCAAGAGACGCCGCAATTCTTGCTTTGGCTTGATCCAAAGTATCTTGCAAACGATCACCGACCATATCATTAAACTGTCGCTCAGCCTGAGTGAAGTTTTGATCTTCAATCGCTTTCAAAAAATCTTCAACTGGCTTAGAGTCAGTTTCAATAGGTTCTGCTTGCAGTTCATCAACTACTACATCTTCGTCAGACATTATTTTTCCTCATCTTTTGGTTCATCGGGAACAACTTGAACAGGTACAGGCTTAGGCGCCTCGGGTTCTTGTTGTTCTTCGTCATCTTTATCTTCAATTTCGCCGTCTTTGGTTTCTTGATCGATCTCTTTTTTCATCGCTTCTAGATCATCGTCGGTCATACGTAAGACGTTACGCATAACCCATTCTTTCGAATAGTACTCACCAACAAACTGAGTAATTTCATTCATAATGCCGATGCGTTCGCGAAGAATCTCCATTTCTTTCAGTTCGGTAAAGTGGTTGTCTTTTACGAAGTCAACATAGATGTTGTCTTTCCACTCTTCCCAATCTTGCTCAGTGATAATACCTTTGAGCATGAGTTGTTTCTTGAGAATACCCAAGAATACCCAAGAGAATCGTCTGCGAAGCCGATCAATGAATTTTTGGAACTTAACCTCATCTCTAGAAATTTCAGTCGATCTGCCGAGCGAGAACTGTGCTTCTTGCTCTAAACGATTCACTGGGACATTCAGAGAGCGATACAGTCGCTTCTGGAAATAGATGATGTCATCTATCTGTCCCAGATTCTCGCCGCCTGGCAGTGTTGTGATCTCTGTTCCACGTCCGTTCTCTCGGCGTGGCAGCCAGAAGTCTTCAAGCATTGACATGTGCTTGCGATCATCTTTGATCTGACCAGTGTTTGCATCGTACACTAATTTGTTTCGATACTTCGACATGATGTCAGACATATACTGCTCGGCTTTACCACGAGGCAGAGAGCCTACATCAATGTAAAAGATTCGACGTTCGGGTGCACGTGCGAGACGATAGATGACCAACGAGTCTTCCATCATGCGCAACTGGTTAATAGGCTTCAGTGCCTTATGAAGATGCGAAACAACTTTCTTTTTTGTCTCATCCAACAGACCACTAGTGACATAACTGATCGAGTCATTAGACAGTTTTACACCAGTTTGCGTGTTGCCTGGCTTGTCTTCGTAGATGTAGTATTCATCAACTTTGTCTACGACCTTAACGCCAGTTGCTGGATCTTTCTTGTACTTGACTTCACGCACTTTTCGAATGCGAGTTGAGTCGATGTTTCGAATCTCTTGAATGCCTGCTTTTGGCTGTGCGTCATTGACAAGAAGGTGATGATAAATGCGACCGTCTACGTACCAAGACCTAAAGATTTCGTGACCGATCTCATTGAATCGGAGCATACCGATAATGTTTTCAAACTCTTCACGAATCTGCTCTTTGATCTTTTCACCAGCTTCAATGTCATCAAGTGAAATTTCTACAGAAGATGATAGTTCAGAAGCAGAAATGCCTTCGTTGACGATTTCGTCAATTGCCATATCTACTTCAGGATGCATGGCTACACCACGATAGCGCAAAACGAGATGATGGTTGTCTTTCGACTCATCTCCATCCATATTAATGTACTGACCAAAATGACCCGCCGTCGCAGTTACATAACCCGCGCCGTCAGCGTCAGTTGGAGGGACAATAGACTGTAACTTCTCTTTGTCCTTTTCGTCTTTTTTGGCTCGCTTAATTTCGAAGCCAAAAATTTTCAATGTGTTTACGTTATCTGCCATACGTATTCCTAAAAAATTATATAAGGGAGCCCGAAGACTCCCTTATATTTAGTACACCATTAAGATGTCGTATTGCTTTCCCAATACTGATACGAGAACGTGATATCAAACGTTTCGATCTGATCTCTCTGATCGTAGTCAAGAGTGATTGGTCCAACAACCGTTGGAAATGCACCTCTAAACGTGTAACGCTTGATTACAGACTCATCACGATCCAACTGATCTACAAGCAGGTCTGCTTGATAGTCAACTGGATTCGTCAAGCCAGTATTTGCACTGTGCGCGTTGATGCCGTTCATCCATCGCTCAAACGAATCACGAATGGTAAAGTCAGTATCGTTAATGATAGTAACAGTCCAATCTTCGAATGTGCGATCACCCGCAACCTTTAGTTCACGACCGCGAAACGGTACTGCAAACGAGTTGGTTGAAGACTGAGGCAACTGCGCAGTTTTGCAAAGAAACGATGTCAATTCGACATCGCCTCCTGCGTACGCTGGAAAGTTGAGTGTCGCCTTGAACAGATTTGGTCTAGCGCCACCACCTCTCAGCTTTGACTTGAAGTCATCTACTCCTAAAATAGCCATTAGTTATTCTCCTTGCGCTTAAACCAGTCCAACGACTTCATCAAAGTCTACACCAGTTCTAACTGCTACGAAGTTCAGTGTTACGTAGTTGATAGAACGTGCAGGCTTAATAAAGACCGATGCGACAAATTGATTGTTATCAATGATGTTTGGAGTGTTGTTTGTTTCGTCACACACCACTCTAAAATCAGTGATACCCCGTCGACCCTTAATCTCTCTCAAGAAAGGCTCGATAATATTAACGAATTCCGCACGAGTGAATTCATCATTGAATTCGAACATAACGTTCTGTGCGGCGCCTTTGATTGCTCGCTCGATCACCAAGAAGAGGCGACGAACGTTGATGCGATCAAATGCTGAAGGACGACCTAACTTAGTCTTATCTCCGTACAACAAGATTCCTTGACCTGGCAAGTTAACAATTGGGTTAACACCGGCTTTATACAAAGTATCTCTTTGAGCCTTAGCGGGATTGTACGCTAGAGAAGTTACTCCGAAGTATTGTCCTCTCCTAGAGCCTGCTGGCGAGAACCACGGATCTGCATTCAGATCAGTAGATGCCATCACACCCGCTGTTGCGGCTGCGGCAGGAATGTTTACATACTCATCGTTATACTTATCGTATACTTTCAAGTAGTTGCCATCGACAATCAGGTAAGAAGAAGCATTTAGCGTATTTGCCCAAGCCGCAGTTGCAGTAGCAATTACACTGGTATTTGAGCCTTGTCCTGTCACAATCGATGAAGGTGGTGAAGTCACAACAACACAATCTTTACGTGTTACCGCTTGTGCAGTCAATGTGTTAGCCATTGTTCTACAGTCAGCACTGTCAACAACTTCTGGTGCAACTAAGAAATCCACTTGAATTACGTCAGGATCGTTATACTCACCAAAACTGATCAGATAATTGTTTATATCTGGATTAGCCGCTCTACCGCGATCAAGAGAGTAAGTACCAACTTGACCTGACGCTGAGCCTGTGAACGATGCCGCACTCGTAATTCCTGGGAACGCATCTGACAAGTTAGGTGCCCAAACATACTCGGACTGATTGTTCAGAACGTTTTGAATAAAGTTAGTTGAACCATTGTCAGTTTTAGCGTCCGTTGCCAGAGAAAGATAAGAATACTTTTCTAGCACTGTTCCTGGCGTTCCTGTGATTTTACCATCCTCATCGAGAATGATACAGTGAACTTCGTCGCCAACTTCAGAGTCAGCCGCAAAGCCGTA